AAATTAGAAGTTGTTTCTAAAGGTGTTACAAAAACTGCTATTAAACACAAGTTTGCACAAGGAGAAGATCTTGAAGGTGATGAACCTGCAGAGCAGACCAACAGACTAGCTATAAAGTATCCTAGTCCTGAAGTAGTTGAAGCGACGTCTAAATCTGGAATAAGAGAGGAAGGCTTAGCGGAAGACATTGAAGCTTTTGAGTATGTAATATCAATAAGCGATTTAATAGATTACATTGACACAAAAACAGTAGATTTTGTTAACAGCAAAGAAAAAATATTATATGTACACTCAAAAGACAAAAAACTTGGAGTACAACTAAAAAAAGGGAAAAACAATTTTAAACTAGAAAACAAAGAAGAAAAATACAGGCACAGCTTTGCGCCAGAAAACTTAAATAAAGCGAATGAGCATGCTTTAGATTGGACTTGGGATGGGGCAAGTGGTAACAACGGGAACAAATCTCAAAAACAAACTGAAGTTGTTGAAAGTGTATATAGGGGAATAAAGGAATCCAATCTACCTGCTGTTGATAAGAAGGTGTTGAATTTAAAAGTTATGGAAAAGTATATACCACCAAATGAAACAAGCAGCAGATCAGGACCTGGAAATGATGAGTATGGTGGTCAAGCAAGATCAGTTGATTACGCAAAAATAACACTTAATTTTAAAAATTCTGAAGCTGGTCTTGCTGTATTGAAAGCAAAGTTAGATAATGAATTTAGCACTGCAAAAACTCATGTAAGCTTTGCAGACATCCAGACAAAATTTTATAATGCAAGTCAAGACTACTTAGACTACAAGGTAAAAGAACTTTCGATATACAACGCTACGCCAAACAAGGAGGGCATAAAAGGTACATTAGCAATAATTAGTTATAGTCCTTATACAATATCCAATTCTAGTAAAATAAGAAAAACTAATCAGAGACGAACAAAAATCCAAAGAAGACTTTTTTATTTGTTGTATTTTGCTGCAAAGCATGTTTTGACAATGAAAAATAGTCAAGGAGCAGCGCTCTATGGCGCCGCATTTGATCATGTTTATATACGAACAGGAGGAGATATTCCGCTCTATAAAACTCCAACGAGGAACAACTCTACAACATTAAGACACGATAGCGGTTATGCTGTCGATATCCAGCTCAAAAAAAATAAAAAGACTCTTTCCCTGACAAAAGCTGAACAAGCCACAAAATTAACTGCAGATCAATTAAGACATAATGAAATTATATGGGCTTATCTAAGAGCGTGTAAAGAGCTTGGTGCCACTGGTATTGGCGCTGATTATGACTATGATCATGGTAATGCTTTTCATATAGACATTGCTAAAGAGAATCCAGACTTTAAAGATGAGAATATGAAAGATACATACTCGCGTGGCTTTACAATACAAGTAACAGGTGGATTAAAATCTTACAAGGAAAAGAAAAACGAGCTTAATGAAGATGGTAGTTTGACTATATCTAAGGCTGCTATTTTAAGATCTATTAGTAGTATAAAAAGCGTAAGATATTGGGGTAAGGATGATGAGTCTGGATCTTATAAAAAGGAAGCAGCGCCTAGAACTCTGAAAGATATATATGATAAGAAAGGATAGCATTAAAATTATTTGTAAATTTGTTGTTTTTAATTTATTATATCTTTATGAATAAAGAATTATTTGAGTTATACAAAATAGATTATTTAGAAGGTTTTAAAAACTATTTAGTTTTTTTTAAAGAGGTAGGTGAGGATGATTTTGACATTGAAGAAACTTTACCAATAAGCAAGTTAGAAGAGTTTAGAGGTTGTTTTAAAGAGAACGCAGATCTTTTAGAAGAATATGATAAAAAATCTTCATATAAAGAAAAAGTATTAGAATACAATAGTTTATTTCTAAGTTTAAAAAAATGTTGTATTGATTTATTGGTTTTTAAAGCGTTCAAAGAAATAGAAAAAAATGAAAGCATTTTAAATACTTTGAAAAGTTTTAAACCGTACAAAAAGTTTACGGAAAATATACTATATAATAAGTACAACAATGTATCAGGAAGATTAGTTGTAAAAGAAGGACCTAAAATATTAACGCTACCTACGAGGTATAGAAGTATATTAAAAAGTAGGTTTGAAGAAGGTGGAATTTATAGTATAGACTTTTCTGCATTAGAGCCTAGAATAACTGCAAAGTTATCAGAAACAAAGTCAGGTAGCGATATTTATAAAGACATACTTGATTTACTTTCTTATGACGCTGATAGGTCTGTAATTAAAAAAGCTGTTATATCGAGTATTTATGGCGCAAATTACACTTCACTTGAAAACTTATCTATTAATAAAAGCAAAGAATTGTTTGATATAATAAATTCTTATTTTGATTTTGACAAGATTTTAAAGATGTCAAAAAATATTGACGATTTTGGTATTAGAAGAAATTATTTTGGCCGGCCAATTTGGAATATTGAAGAGACTAGAGAAAATATCTTAATAAACAACTACATACAGTCAACAGCAGTAGACGTAAGTTTATTGTATTTTACAGAATTAGTAAAAATTACAGAAAAAATTGTCCCTATGTTTGTTTTGCATGATGCATTAATTGTTGACATAGATGATAAAAACTTTGAAGATGTGTGTGAAATAGTTAACAATGGTTATATGAATGATAAATTAGGGCATTTTCCTCTTAAAATAGAAAAATTTAATATATAATTAATAAAAACAAGAGGGAGATCTTATGAATCTTAAAAAAGAACAACTATTACATGAAATTGCTGCAAGGTATATACTTGGAAAAAATATTGACATAGACATAAAAGGAAGTACACTGCAATTAGAATGCTTCCAACAACTTCTAACATCTTCGAAGAGACTAAAAGAACTACTTGATGAAGGTACAGACTTTACTTCAATAAAGTTAGAATTAAATACAAAAAAAAGTTTAACAAGAAGATTCCAAAACTTAACAGGAGTTACTTGGAAATTATAAAGGAATTAAATGTATAAAGAACGCGACGTAGAGACTTTATGGGGAAAGTATAGTTTACTATTAGAAAGACTAAACGATGAAAACGTGAGTAATCTGCTGACCTCTATGGATCAGAGAATTTTAATGTCTTCGTTTTCGCAAAGAGAAAAAGAACCTTTTTGTGGAATTGGAGGAAATGTTGAATATTCTTTAGAACTAGCTAAGAAAGCGAATACTTTAAATAAAGCTTTTGAGTATGACTTAAGTAAAGCTTCAATTATAAAGTGTGCTTTGCTGTCAATATTAGGAAGAGTAGGGACATTAACAAGAAACAGATACGTTGAAACAACATCAGAATGGCATAAAGAAAAATTAGGTCAGTATTATGATTGGAACGAAGACTGTCCAAAGTATCAAATAAATGATATGACGTTGTTTTTGTTGCAGTTTTATAATGTTAAGTTAACGTGGGAAGAGTGGAATGCAATTTCTCTTATAAAGGATATGACGTCAGAAGACAATAAGTTTTACAATTTACATAAGTCAAGAATGGCGTTAATATTACAGTTAGCTCACGAAGCTGTGATGAAAGATGAAAAAGATAAAATCGATGGTGTTTTTAAAGTTCCTTTTTGATAAATATATAGTATATTAAAGAGGTGTTTTATGAGAGACGAAATTTATCAAAAGGTAGTAGAACGACTTTTAAGCGAGTTTAGTTCAATGGGTGGAGGATCTGTTGGCGGCGTTTCAACACCATTAGGAACAGGTCCAAAAGCTGGCTCACGTGGCGAAAATATTTACAAAGATTCTACAGCTACTGACAAAGAGCATCGTTCAAAAGGTAAAAAGAAAAAAACTTATACAAGATCTATCCAATGGTATCTTAAAAATGGTGGAGAAAAAGGTAGAAAAAGATCTTTAAAGGAAATACATAATTTAATTTTTATTAATAAACTTGATGAAGTTAAAACAGCAAGGATAATGGATTTAAAAAAGTCTGAAATTATTGCTTATTTAAATTTTTTAAAAGGACACGCAACTGAAAATATTGATTTCTTTGTCACAGAAAAAATAGCAGGCCAATCAATGACTGTTGGAATTAAAGGAGGTAATAGAGGAAACACAATATATTGCGCAACTAAAGATTCGCTAATTGATATGAAGGGTGATATATTTCACCCAAGATTTGCAAAGTCAAGCGGAACATCACCTCTTGTTAAAAAAGCTTTTATTGAAAAGTTTCGAAAATTAAGTAAAGATGAAGAAATAGTACTTGGTATGGAAATTGTAATAAATGACAAAAGAAAACCAGACTTTATAGCATACCATGTACCGCCAGAAAAAACAATAGCAGCCATCTTTAGTATTAAACCCGAAGGTTCCTTTACAAAGTCTGATGTAGACAATATCTCGGGCAAATATTGGAATAGAAAGTATAGAGCAAATTCAGTACTAGAAATTCTTTTGCCTGAAAACATTCCGTTAAGACCTGACGTTAATATTGACGATGCAATTATTAATCAAATTGATGAGTTAATTCAAGAAGTAGAAAATACAGAAGTTTCTCCTGGCAAAGGTCCAGACTTTCCAAAAAAGACATACATTAAAGACCATATAGCACCAAAAATAAGAAGCTTAGTTAAGTCTATGTTTCCAAGTAGTAATATAAATGCTTCTAGCCCGATTGAAGGATTAGCTGTAAATATGACATCAGGTGATGAATCACTATTTTTTAAAGTACCAAGCGAAGATTTTGATAAACTTCAAAAAATACAGGCACAGATTACTGCCGAGTTTAAGGTAAATAGGAATAATACAACAAGAGTAAGAGCACAAGGTTTTATTGAACAATTAAATAATCCAGTTACAACTAATAACTTTGCAAGAAATGTTTTCAAACTAGTTAAACACTTAAACGAAGCTCAGACGTTACCTCTAAACTATAGAACTTTTTTTAGTCCAAGAAAATTTAAATCTTTTTGCAGCTTATTACTAAGTGGTCTACAAAACCAAAATAGTACAGACATTGAAGCTGCAGTTAGATTATTTAGCAAACAATTGTTTATTTCACAAGGAACAGAACAATTTAACTGTGCAGAGTCTGAAGCGCTAGAAAGCTTTATTGGACAAAATAATTTAATCTAAATGTGTAAATATAAATTAAATAGAATATAATGTTATCACAATTGGTAACAAAAACAAAATTAAAAAATTAAAAATAACCAATTAAAAATTTAAACAAATACTATGAAAGGTATTGAAAAATATGGCTATCGACCTAGCAGCAATTCGCAAGAAACTTGGACAACTAAGCGGTCAGAATTCTAAGAAAAACGTTATGTGGCGACCAGAAGAAGGGTCAGAGACAACAGTTCGACTTATGGCATACCCCGACAATGACGGTCAACCATTCAAAGAACTAATGTTTTATTACAACATCGGTACTAATCGAGGACTTCTTTCACCTTATCAATTCGGCAAGCCTGATCCAATTCAAGAACTTATTACGAAACTGCGTGATGAAGGAACTAAAGAATCTTATGAATTAGCAAAAAAGCTATACCCAAAGATGAGATGTTATGCTCCAGTTATTGTTAGAGGTGAAGAAGAAAAAGGTGTTAGATTATGGGCATTTGGCAAAACAGTCTATCAATCACTTCTTAACTATATGCTCGATGAAGATTACGGTGACATTACAGATCCACTAGAAGGTAGAGATGTAAGAATTAGTTGTCAAAAGAACCCAGGACAACAGTGGGCAACAACAGATGTAAGACCTCGTGGAAAGGACACAACACTATCAGAAGATTCAGCAAAGTCAAAGCAATGGCTTGATAATATTCCTGATGTTAATGATATTTTTGAACTTAAATCTTACGAAGAGCTTGAAGGTATTATTAATGAGTGGCTTAATGGTGATGACGACGATTCAGCTAAGCAAGAAACTGTTAGAGGCGGATCTCAAAAAGACGAAAATTCTCCTGACGCAATCAATGGTAAATATAAAAGTCTAGATGATGCATTCGCTGATTTAGACTCACTGTAATATATTATTAATTACTAACATTAAAGCCAGCCTTTCGCTGGTTTTTTTGTATAAATTGAAAGCATATATTATAATAAAAGTATAAATCTTAAAAAGGAAATAAAATGGCAAAAGCTAAAAAAGCCAAAAAAGAAGACAAGCAAGAAGAAGTTCAGTTAAACGACTTTACAGCAGATCTTATTAAATCTCTCAACAAAGAAAGAGGAACAAGAGTCGCTTATAATCTAAGCACAGATGAGTCACCAACTCACGTAAGTAGATGGATAAGCACGGGGTCTAAGCAATTAGATTATATAATTTCGAATAGACGAAATGGAGGTTTACCTGAGGGTCGTATTGTTGAAATCTTTGGACCACCTTCTATTGGAAAGTCTCATATAGCAACGCAGATTGCTAAGTCAACGCAAGAAATGGGCGGAATCGTAGTCTATATTGACACAGAGAATGCAACATCTGTAGAAAATCTTAGAATGTTAGGCGTTGATATAACAAAGAGATTTGTCTATGTAGATACACACTGTACAGAAGAAGTTTTGTCTATTGCAGAAAGTACTATTATCAAAGCAAAAGCTATGGACAAAGACGTGCCTGTGACTATTATATGGGATTCTGTTGCTGCAACTTCGCCTAAAGCAGAGTTAACAGGTGACTATGATAAAGAGAGCATTGGACTTCAAGCACGAGCTATCTCTAAAGGTATGCGTAAAATTACAGGTGTAATAGCGAATGAAAAAGTTTTGATGGTCTGCTTAAATCAGATTCGCACAAAGATAGGCGTTATGTATGGTGATCCTACTACAACACCGGGCGGAATGTCAATACCCTTCCACAGTTCTGTAAGGATAAAGCTCGGCGCCGGTTCGCAAATTGTGAATAAAGATAAAGAGCCGATTGGCATAAACGTTTCAGCTAAAACTATAAAAAATAAAGTCTCAGCGCCTTTTAGAACTTGCAATTTTGAAATACACTTTGGTAAAGGAATCAGAGAGCACGAGCAAATGTTTGACCTGTTAAGAAAACATGGTTCAGAAGAAATTGATGGTTATACTATTGAAATCGGAGGAAATGGAGCATGGAAACATTTAGAAGTTTACAATAATGATGGAGAACAAATCATTGAAAAGAAGTTTTATAAAGCAGATTTTCGTGAGATTATCAATCATCCAGAATACAGTCAATATGTTGAAATGCTCTTAGAGAAAGCAATGATTAGAAAGAATCAGTCAGAAGATCCTGATATTAATCCTGAGAGTTACTCAGAAGTGCAAGAAGTTGCAAGACAAGTAATGGATACACATAAAGATGCATTTGAGATGTTGAAGTAGATGAATGAAAAGCCAATTATCTACATAGACGGGTTGAATGTTTTTATGCGGCATTTTGCTGCTAATCCTTCTAAGAGTTTAAATGGTCAGCTTTGTGGTGGGATAATTGGTTTTTTAGGGAACATAGATCATTTAGCAAGGAAGTTTAAGCCTGAGAAAATAGTTGTAGCTTGGGAAGGGGGAGGTTCGTTAAGAAGAAGAGCTATCGACAAGAACTATAAAAATGGTAGACGTCCTGTGCGGTTAAATAGAAGTCATTACTATAAAGATATACCTGACACAGAAGAAAACAGGAACTATCAATTAAAAACATTGGTAGAGATTTTATATAAGACGCCAGTAACGCAAATTTATGTAAATGATTGTGAAGCTGACGATGTAATTTCATATCTTGTAAAAACAAAGAAACAAAATATAAACAAAATAATAGTAACGTCTGACAAGGATTATTATCAGCTTTTAGATGAAAACACGAAAATTTGGTCACCTAACAAGAAACAATTGATTGATGAAAAATATGTAATAGAAAAATGGAACATATCTGCGCAGAATTTTTGTTTAGCTAGATGTTTTATTGGAGATCCAAGTGATGGATTAAAAGGTGCTAAAGGAGCTGGATTTAAAAGTATGGCGAAGAGATTTCCTGTTTTGTCTCTGTATGAAGACGTGACAATTGATGATATTATTAATGAGTCGCAAAATAAAGTAAATTCTGGTTGTAAAATAAAGCTCTTTGATAATATAATATTAAGTGAATCCAATATAAGAAAAAACTGGAAATTAATGTATTTGGATTCAATGATGTTAAGTGCTGATCAGATTAAAAAAATAAATTACCAGCTAGACAACAAAGAAGCTAAAATAAACAAAATGGATCTTTATAGAGTTATAAGCAGAGAAGGTCTTAATACCTTTGATATTCATTCGTTTTTTATATCAATTAAATCGTCATTAAGGAATAATATTTAATGAGTCAAAATAAAAACTTTTCTAAATTTGGCAAAGCTTTTCAAGAAAAAGTTTTTCAAAGTATGCTGACAGATATTCAATGGTCAGCTCAAATGATTGAAGTAATGAGTCCAGAATACTTTGATCTAAAATATCTTTCGTTTTTATGCACAAAATACTTTGCTTATTACGAAAAATATAAAACATTTCCAACGCTTACAATTCTTATTACTATTATCAAAGAAGATTTGTCGAAGTCTAAGGATCATGTTCTTAGAGATCAGATAATTGAATATCTACATCGTATGAAGATGAATCCTGACATAGGCGATTTGCAGTATGTTAAAGATAAATCATTAGAGTTTTGTAAAAGACAAGCTTTTAAGGACGCATTAGAACAAAGTGTAGAGTTAATACAGACTGAAAAGTATGAATCTGTTCTTAATATAATGAAAGAAGCTATTTCAGTTGGTATGCCAAATACTGCAGGTCACAATTTCTTCGATGATATTGAGGCTAGATTTGTCCAAATAAACAGGCAGGTTTGTCCAACAGGTCTAGACAAGATTGATTCACAAGATATTCTTAGGGGCGGTTTAGGCCGAGGTGAGTTGGGTGTTATAGCAGCAAATACAGGAGTAGGTAAATCTCACTTCTTAGTTGCAATGGGATGTTCTGCTATGAGAGCAGGTAAAAATGTAATACATTATACATTCGAATTATCAGAACATGACACAGGTAAGCGATACGACTCAAATCTATGTGATATACCTAGCAATGAAATTATAGATAGAAAATCAGAGGTTGTCGACAAATATAGCAAAATGGAGCTTGGAAAGCTT